TTATAGCAGAAATCCTTGAGACAAGACCTGACATTACTGTCCCAACCATGACCAAGGAATATAAAACCTATAAGAAGAAATTTGAACAAGACCTTGATCCAAATAAAATGGTGCTGAGTCAAGATGATTTTGAAAGAATACATTATATGTACAAATCTTCTGTAGATAATACTGCTCTTCAAGGAATATATGACGATTATATTCATACAGATATATGGGATGAATACTCATTTGTTACTGAACAAGAGGATGATTGGGGATTATTGTATAGAGTAAGACCTGATCGTTTGTTAGTTTTAAATGAAATACCAATAGCGGCTATAGACTGGAAATCTTGTAGAGATGCCTCAGAAAAGGCTTTTCGCACAGACTTTTGGCGATTCAGATACGACCTACAAGCTGCATTTTATTGTGATATACTGCAAATCCCTATGGATCAATTCTTTTATGTTGCAATAGAAAAAGAGTTTCCATATAATAGCGCTGTCTTCTCACTTGATGAAGACACCCAGCAAAAAGCCTATCGAGAACTAGAACTAATAAAAGAGCGTATAGGCAAATGGAAAGAGAACCCTAGCCCAGAAACTGTTGGGCTAGCAAACGCAAATACAATTACGTACTTATGAAACAAGACAAAGAAATACTCAGAGAACTTGCCGATAGATACACTCTTACTGGTAAAGACTTTTTCAAGCATCCAACGCAAGGATTTGTCATTATTACACGAGCAGGTGTTGAAAAGATAATGGCACACGACAAGATTCAGGTAACCTATGAAGTGGTTCCTGAGCTAACCGAAAATCAAGAAAACTGTTGTATCAAGGCTACCGCACAAAGGGTAGATGAAAATGGTGAGGTGTATACCGTTGAGTCATTTGGTACTGCTAACCATTACAACTGTTCTATAAAGACTACTCGTAATGGTAAGACTCTACCACATTATCCCGTAGAAACTGCTGAGAAGCGAGCAAAGGCAAGGGCAGTCCTTCAAATCACAGGTTGGTATTCAGAAAACGTAATGTCTGAAGACGAAGCTGAAGATTTTAAAAGACAATAAACTTTCAATTTAAAATGAAAGTTGCAATAGTTATTACCCTCGTCATCATTTCTATGGTGGTGGGGGTATCTCATGCGTATGAGCGCCAAAGCAAAAGGTAGAAGAACCATAACCAAAGCTATCGAGTTCTTCAAGGACAAAGATATGATCGTGGATGAAGTGGAACTGGGCGGAAGATTTCGCAAGTCCAAAGACCTTTTCTCAGGGCTATGTACTAAGTGCTGGAAGCACGATTGTGAGCATATTTTAGAGGATACCTTTGATGGGTTTGATCTAATAGCCTTAGATGGTTCTAATGTTTGGCTTGTACAAGTCAAGACCAATAAACCACCAACGCAAAAATCCTACAAACGTTTTGCTAAAAGATTTGCTACTAGCTATATTCGTATTCTTGCTATGACGTGGTATGACCGAAAAGGTTGGGTACTGCACGCATTCAACAAGAATGGAACGGTAACAAAGAAAGATTTAAGACAAAAACCTAATGAGAAACATAATGAGCGAAAATGAAAAGGCAATAATAAAATTACTTAATGATAAGGGTGGTGCAAAATACACAGATATAGAGCCACTAATGAAAATGGGATCACATGACAAGTTCTGGACTACATTTTCAACCATATGCAGTTTAATATCTGCTGGTGTGATCGTATCAGAAAACAAGTATCCATCTACGTATACTCTAACCTCGTATGGCAAATCTAAGATAAACGAAGTGTTATGATCCGCAACGACATGATGCACCTAGAAGAGGTGCTGATTGGATCGTTGATAAATAATAGAGAGCATAGGGATTTAATATTTAACACTCTTGATGCTAGTTATTTTAAACATCTTCGACCAATATATCTAGAGGCTTGTAGGCAACATTCAGAAAATGTTATGTTTAACGAGGATACTCTCGTTGCAAAGATGGATGGTATGCAAATTGATGAGTTTTATGAACTCATGATGATGCACGTGGCTTCAGAGCAGGAGGTGAGGGCATATCTAAAAACCCTCAAAGATACTACTGACAAAGGCAGATTGCGTTATGCTATTAAAAATATCAATGACATAGCGCATAGCCCAACCACAACAATGGATGATCTACTTATGGAGATTGACAAACTCAATCAGACAGTAGATGATACATCCCAGAAAATTGCTCTGACCCCAACAGAAATTATGGAAAGGGAAACCAATGAGCCAAAGAAAGAAAAACTACTAACCGATGTACATAAACTTGATGAGGTTTTGTATTGTGACGTGGGCTTGCATAGGGGTGACATCAACATCATATTAGCCGACTCTGGTCATGGCAAAACCCAATGGGCTACATTTGTGGCGAGTAAACTTGCTCAAAAGGGCTATCAAGGTCTTTGGTTTCAAATGGAAGATTATGACGTAAACACCGCCAAACAGCTTGGATTGATGGCTGGATACGAAGCTGACAATGTGCGTATCATTGACTCAGTAGATGACATAGACGAAATCAAACGTTTGTGCAGGCTAAATAAGATGGATTATGGTCTTGATTTTGTGGTCATAGACTATATCCAAGAAGTATACGCTCAAGGAAGGTTTGACAGTAGGACTCTTGAGATTCAGCACATAACAAGAATTATGAAAGACATAGCAAAGCAACTGAATGTGCTTGTAATTGTGCCTAGTCAAGTCACCATAAATGGAATGAATCGTAGTGGCTGGCAACTTGTTCCCAAATACAAAGACGCACAATGGGCGCAGGCTATAAAGAACGTAGCCCACTGCATGACATCAGTGTTCAGACCTAATATGATACAAGGTCTGGTCACAAGGGATCATGAGGGCTATCTAGCCATAAAAGGACTGAAAGATGGAGAAACTCACGACTATCAATCAGTCTTTGTAAAGCTAGTAAAAACAAGAAGAGGTCAACTGTCTCATAACTATCTTCATATGGTTCACAATGGCGATATGGGGTTAGAAGTGGTTAAGTCAAAGATTTGATTTTTCTCAGGAGGTCTCATATATTCTCATACAGTAACATTTAATACAAATACAAGAAAAATGGCGACAATAATCAATGCGTCTATAGACGTAACAAAAATCCCAAAAGAATCGTTAATCAAAGGTAAGAAAGGCACATATGCTAACGTTACCGTATTCATTAACGATGAAACTAGGTTCGGCAATAATGCAAGTATTGCTATGAGTATGTCCAAGGAAGAAAGAGAGGCTGGACAGGAAAAAGTTTGGCTCGGCAATGGTCGAGTTGTGTTTACAGAGGGTGAAGTAACTTTAGCAGATAGAGAAGAAAGCGCCCCATCTAAAGTAACAGAGGAGGCATTGCCCTTCTGAACTCAGGGCGATGAAATTGCTAAGTTATTATACAAAAAACTTATGTAGTATAGCATTTTCATTAGTTCTCAAAAATGGATAGTGGGTGTGAAAGCTCCTATCCTTTTTCAGAGCCATCTCTCTGATAACATGGAAATAATCATTAACTTGTTTATTTCTTGCTAGTGAAGATTGATGATATCAAGGGGGATTATTGTCCCCCTTTTTTATCGGTATTGATATTACGATTGTAAGTTACTAGATTTTGTTATTTAACTAATAAAGATAGTATGTACTACGATTATTTTAGCATAAAAGAGTTTCTTGTTGACAGAGTTATGAGTGATGTTCCTATTCACGTAGTTGACAAGATAGAAAAATATCACAAGCCTATAATTAACCCTATACGACACAAAATAGGTCAATCTATACAAGTGTCTGAAAACAGTGGGTATCGTTCAAAAGACTGGGAGCTTTCACATGGCAGATCTGGAACCAGCGAGCATACTTTTACTGGCTTAGGCGCTGTAGATTATACCTGCGCTAACATGGAGCTGCTTTTAGAAGAGCTTAGAGCATCAGATTATAAAAGGATTTGTTATTACCCAGAGCAAAAGTTTATACACTGTGATCATAAAGGTGATAGATACCATGAATTTGAGGTAGATGAGGATGGAAAATGGCAATACAAAGGCGAAAGAAAATAAAACCTATCACTATAAATAACCGTACTATTCCTAAAGCTGAGCTTAAGAAAGTAAAAACGGTTCCTATGCCAAAGGTTAAGAAGTCTCGCAAAAAAGTATTGAGTAGAGACAAAATCATTGGTATCATGGATTTCACAGTATATTTAATTAACAAAAGAGCCGTAACTATGACTTGGACTTGGTTAAAAGCACGATTAAAAGAACCCTCCACTTATCAAGGGGTAACCGCCATAGCTGGTGCTATTGGGGTTAGCATACAACCTGATTTATACGAATCAATAGCAGCATTGATGGTTGCTATTATTGGTGTGATTCAGACGATAAAAAAAGAAAAAGAAGATGACAAGCCAAAAAGTGCTTGACAATATTCTCATACTTAGTTAGATTTATCCACAGTCTTAAGGATAAGGGTTTATAGATTCTCCTTTATCTGAAGCGAGCATCAACCCCCCAGTGCTAGACTGCTTAGTGGGGGGTATTTTTTTCACAATAACTAATGAAAATAAAAATGGATGAACTTGTAGAAAATGTATTTAAATCGGTGTGTGAACAAACAGGAATAACACCAAAAATGTTATTTAGTAAAAAAAGAAGCGCAATTATAGTCGATGCTAAACAATCCTGCGCTTTTGCTCTTAGAGAATGGGGTTTTACATTAAAAGATATAGCAAAAGAACTTAATTATAAGGATCATACGACAATTTCACATCTTTTGAACAAAAGACATCATAATTCGCTCAAAAATCAACTTATAGGCGTTCGAGCTATAAAGTGGCACTTAAGTATGCGTTTAATGGAGATGTGCGATATAGAGTCAAATATGGAAGTCAAAAATTCTCAAGAGGCATAATTTTATGGAAATTATGACACTTTTTGTATTCTCAGCAACCATGACCTTTATAGGCTTCCTAATTGGCATGTCTGTACGTATAAAAAACTCAGAAGACGATGTAAAAGAGTCTTTTAAGAAAGGATATATTGATGGATATATGGATGCAATCAGAAAGAAAGGAGATGATCCTTATTATGAAAACTTCCCAAAGATGGGCATAAACTAGCCCTTCTTTCTTGCCCCAGTTTTCTTCATATTTCTGACGACCATTCTGCCATTCTTGGCTGCCTTTGCGCCTTTCTTCTTTTTGTCTTTTTTGTCTTTTTTGCCGTGTGATCCGTGATACATAATTATTTACCTATTTTTTGTTGTGCTTTTCTATGGGCTTCAGCGAAGGAGTCGCCCATGAGCATTCTCCTACGCATAAAGTCCATGTGTGGTTTACTGTGATGCGCTGAGTGTTTACTCAGCATTGCCTGCTGACTCTTGGTCAGCTTCTTTTTCATTATCATCTTTCTTGCTTTCTTCTTCTTGAGCTTTGATAGTATCTTCGTATCCCTTGATTAAAAAATTAATCTCGCTTATTTGTAGATTCAAAGCATCTCGTTGTTGTATTAGTTGCTGGAGTCTTTCTTCCATTTTATATATATAAATTAATTAACGTTAACGTTAACCAAATATACAAAATCTATACCTATTCGCCACCCTCTGACTCTTCTTCAGGAGTTTCCTCTTCTTCGGCAGGTTGCTCCTCTTCTATGGCAGGTAATCCTGCCCAAAAGGCGTTGATAGCTGATTGGTAATGTGCTGGTAGATTGGTAATAGTAGCATCCCTTTGAAAGTATTCTTTATCTCTAGCGGTTGCTACTTCTACTTCGTTGTCATCAATAAATATCTTACTGACTCGCACTGATACTGTCCCACTAGGGTCAATAGTCACTGATTGATATTGTGTAGTTATATGGCTCATTTTTGTGTTGGTTTAGTTTATGATAATTCTTCTTGTGTTTTAAGTCTTTCAGTTCCTTTCCAAGCATTAACGGCTGCCTCATCTTTACGAGTTCCTATAAGCAAAACATTGTACTTGCCATCTTGATTGCTGGTAATAGTTAGTGTTGTCTGATCCTCGTTTACCTCGCCATAGGCTTGTCCAAAATGCTTGAAAGCAGAAACCCAAACTTGGTCATTCTCGTTTAAGTGCTTATAATAATCGGGAAGTTCAATAGTTGCAGTCCCATTCACTGTCTCTACCTGCCATCTGTAGATGTTGTCGCCTGCTGTTGGTGATTCTACGAATGAATGATACAACCATTCTGTATCTGTCTTTGCAGGATCAGGATGGCTTATCTTGAACGATCCTGCTTGCTTAGATAGTGTTGCCTGTATGTCAAAAGTTTCAGTACCATTAAAATCTCTCCACTCAAGGTTACCATTGCTGTTTAAGCGACAATCCCACTTCTGAGTGCCGCTATTATCCATTCGCATCAGGTTTCTTGTGTTGCCATCTATATTAAAATACAGATAGTAACCATTCGGATTTACTTCTAAAATACCATCAACATCAACATTTCCATTCACTTCAAGTGATGCTGATGGCGAAGCCACGCCAATACCTACATTACCTGCCTGTGTTACAGTAAGGACTTCGTTAGTAGGTCTGCCACTGGTAGTCATAGCCCCAAAGCCAAACGATAAAGTAGCGTTATTTCCACCAACATTATACAGGCTGCTTAAGGAAAGTCTGCCCGAACTTTGTCCATGATAAGACAACAAAGCTCCTATGCCATTTGTAGTACCGCCAACTTGTAACGCTCCTTCGTCATAATAATTACTAACTGTACCTGCTTGACGAATGTGAAGAAGTTCTTTTGGATCATCAGTACCAATACCTACTTTACCTGTACTTGTAATACGCATAGCCTCATTTTGCGTTCCAGTAGCTGAGGTACTGAATGTTAGATAACTGGTAGTAGCATTTCCTGACGTTCCAGCTAAAATTTTGCTTAGCCTTGTGTTAGAATTATTTCCGAAATTGATAGCACCAATATTATCTGTGGTGTTATTGTTGTTTACTTGTAGAAAGAGTTCACCACCATTGTCACTAGTATCTCCTTTTACATGAAGTAAGCCATGAGGGTTGTTTATTCCAATTCCTACTCTGCCTTGATAATTAACGTTTAAAGGTGTAGCACCCCCTCCAAAACCACCTAAACCTAAATAACTACCACCATCTGCTAAAATGTGAAAGTAATCTCCACCTACAAAATCACCATTAGAACCATCTAAAAATATTGCAGCTCCATTACTAAACTCTTGTAGGGTAATAGAACTACTGCCATCAGCAACTTCAAATTTAGCCACAGGATTAGTTGTACCAATACCTACGTTTCCAACGGCTTGATCTACATGCTCAATAGTAAGAGTAGGATAAAAAGCAGGTTGACCATTTGACTCAGTGCCAAAGGTATGACCTAATCGTAAATCGGCATTATGAGTACCTATAGCCCCAAACGTATCATTTGTAGCCATACCAAATGTCATCCCTCTGTTACTGCTGTTTTCTCTAGTTATATCGAAAGGGAAAACAATCGGATCAGTACTTTCAGAAGGAGTAGCAATTTGTAATCTAAAACTAGGACTAGTAGTACCAATACCTACGTTACCATTAGAATATTTAACAGTAAGAACGTCACCGTTAGAGTTGTCTCCTAAATGTAAATCACTACCAAATCCATAGAATCGAACATCATTACCAGCAGTGGGGCCATAAGATGGGTGTCCTGCGACATAAAATCTTTGATCACTATGCCATCCTATTGCACCAACATTTGCTCCGCCACCATGTCTTTCAAAGCGTACAACAGGATAAGAAGTTGTACCACCGTCACCAACAATTATATTTGATTTTGCTTCTATGTCACCATTAACTTCAAGGTCATTATTTACAGTAACGTCTTGAGAATTGTTTATGTTAATTGCGATAGTGTTTGCCGTACCTATATTAAGGTTGTGACTACTGTTTGTGCCTATAAAAGCATTTGAATCTTGAGCATATAAAGATAGCTTTACATTATTTGTAGTATCTTGAATCCTTAAATGAGGCGATGAAGCACTTGAAAGATGAAGAAGGGTATCAGGACTATTAGTACCAATACCTACTTTGCCACCTTCGTCTATAAGAAATCTAATACTGTTAGCATCATCATCATATACCCTGAAGTCTCCCGATGCAGTACTGGATAAAACATAGGTATTACCAGACGAACCTGTAGAATCAAGGTTTATAGAAGCAACGTTGCTATTCTGAATATGTAATGACGTTTCTGTTCCACTAATATGTTGTGAAGGATTATTAGTACCAATACCTACGTTGCCAGAACTATCAATGTGCATTCTTGTGCTGGTATTAACTCTAAATGATAAACTATTATCTGCATGGTCATATCTTATAGACCCAGCGTCATTGTCGTCAGGATCAGCAAAGTCTATAAATGTTTCTGCATTATTTGCTGTAGTAAATCTTAAGCCATCTTGGTCTGAATGATGTAGATTCAACTTCATAGTTGGAGCATCACCAATACCTACATTACCATTAGAGTCGATGCGCATACGTGGAAGATTATTGGTAGTAAATATTAGTCCATTGGTATTATGTCCTGTTATTCTTTCGCCTGCATCACCAAATCTTATGTCTTGATTATTTTCTAAAAGTAAAAGACCACTTGCTACTAATAAATTACCTACAACAGTTAATTTTTGGCTAGGGCTAGAAGTACCAATGCCCACATTACCATCGCCTCGTACTCTAAGAAGTGTATTCCCAGCCTGATTACACGCTTGGAATGAAGCATCACTAGCATTAGTACCACCGAATATATTAACACCATAAGACTGCCCTGTTGTAGAGTGACCTTGCTTAAATTCAGCAACCCAATCGCTTGCATTAGTAGCTTCAACTGATAAAGGATTTGTAGGACTATTAGTGCCAATACCTACATTACCACTATTAAAGTAAGAATTACCGTTTGTTTGAAACGCTATTGTAGGACTACCAGCATCGTATAAATATAGCCTACCTTTACCTTCAGAGCCTTGTGTTATGAGACCATTTAAACTTCCTGCTACACTAAGAAATGCTGCATCACCATGAACTTGTAGCTTGTATGCAGGAGTGCCAGTACCGATCCCCACATTACCATCAACAATCAAGTCATTTGTTATATCAACATCACCCCCTGAAGTAATACGCATACGCTCAGTAAAACTAGCACCAGTGGTGAAGATAAGACCATCAGAGGTTGTAACGTTAATTGCACCACGAACTGCACTAGCATCTTTTAACTGTAGATAAGCACCACCTGACTTAGTAAAGATAGCATTGCCGCCTGAGTCAATGCGCATTTTCTCTGAACCTGCCGTTTCAAAAATTGTCGTATTACCTGATACGTTGCTTATGACTTTAGTATAGGTTCCATTGTTATATGTTCTAAGAGTTGCTGATGTATTACCTGAACTGCCAGTTATTGCATCAAGAAACACTTCTCCTGAACTTGCAGGTATTATATGAAACCCATATCCATTTCCAGTTCCTGATAATGCAGTGCCAGTTTTTGATATATGAAGAGGAGACGAAGGACTACCAGTGCCAATCCTTACATTACCTGAAGGCATTAAAACATCACCGTCATTCTGTAGTATAAGTACACTAGAAGATGCGTTTCTAAATAATAAATCACCACCACTTTGAGCCTGAGCAGAGCCATTATTTGCACTATACATTGCCCAATTAACGCCACCAGTGCCTGTATTACCAAGTGTAAAGATTGTATTAGTGTCAGAACTACTTACGTGCAGTTTAGTTGAAGGATCAACACCAATACCTACCTTACCATCATTCTTGATAATCATAGCCGATATTGGGCTATTTAAGTTATCAGTAATAAAATGGAAATCACCGACATTTGTACTGCCCATGTACTTATAGGCAATTCTACCATCAGCACTAGCACTTCTAAAATCTAGGTTTGCATAAGAGCCTGCTGTTGTGTTTGAGTTGCGAATAAGCACGCCACTACCTGCCCCACCGCCCCCAA